CGCTTGGTGCAACTGGTGTGACGACACTTGCCGCTACCGGTCTTGCTTCGCTTGACGGTGGTATTAATGTCGAAGACGCCTTCACGGTTAGCACAGCAGGCGCTGTTGTTGCTGCGAGTTTGAACAACAGTTCTGGTGGAATCACCAACGCTGGTTCAATCGCTGGTGCAACTACCATTTCTGGTTCTGGTTTGCTATCAATGTCTCATATTGATCTTGATGGTGATCTCGACGTTAACGGCACAGCCAACCTGGACGCTGTTGACATTGATGGCGCTGTTCAGATTGATAACACTCTTTCTGTCGGTGTAAATGGTACTGGTTACGATGTTAAGCTCTATGGCGATACAGCCGGTGCTTACTTGATGTGGGATGAGTCATCGAACTCGTTGAACATGATTAACGCACACATGTCTGGAACTACGGCGACCTTCCTGGGCGCGGTGATGGACGGCGACGACGCCACCAACAAAGTCGGTATCAAGGTCGCAGAGCAGTACTCGGTCAAAGCCGGTCAGTTCGTCACCTACTCAGATGCAACTCTCAAGAAGAACGTCAAGCAACTTGACGGAGCTATCGAGAAAGTTATGTCGATGAGAGGCGTTTCTTATCAAATGAAGAAGGACGAAAGAGGCAGAGCAGAGGTAGGCTTTATCGCTCAAGAGATGAAGCAGGTCGTACCAGAGGTTGTCTACGGAGACACAGACGGAAATCATGGTATTGATTACGGTAAGCTAACTTCGATTTTGGTAGAGGCAGTTAAGGCTCAACAAACACAGATTGATGAGTTGAAAGCTTTGCTAAAGAAATAAAGTAATTTTTATTACTTAGTGTTTGACACTTAGTGTTGTACACAGTGAGCCGGGGGAGGATTTTTCCTCCCCCGGCCTCATGCTTTTTATTGTTGACAAGTAAAAAAAACAATGTTACTTTAAAGCTCCAAATCAAAGGAGCATCAATGATTATTGAGTTTTGTAAGGTCCGGCCCACTGCTGTGAATCCCAAGAGGGCCAACCCATCTGACGCAGGACTGGATGTTTTTTATTGTCCCGAAGACAAGAAAAAATCAATAACTATAAGACCAGGCCAGAACGCTATTTTGCCGACTGGTTTAAAGTTCGGACTTCCTCATGGATACATGTTGCAAGTAATGAATAGATCTAGTCTTGCTGCCAAAAGAAACCTTATTGTGGGAGCACACTGTATAGATGCGGGATATGATGGTGAAGTTTTTATTGATTTACACAATATCGGATTGAGTGAGAGTGTTATAAAGCCCGGAGATAAGATAGCACAATTAACCCTGGTTCCGGTGGTACACGCCAGAGTAATTGAAACTAGCGATGACTTATATGCAGACAGCATCGCGATAACAGAAAGGGGCGACGGAGCCCTAGGGAGTACTGGAACATGAGCACAGCCAATTTAGACGAAATGGATAGAAGAGGAGTCTTTCCGGGCGTAAGGCAAGAAAGGGAAATGGTTAATCACCCTTCTCACTATAAGCCGGAAGGATCCAAATACGAAGCCATCGATGTAATAGAAGATTGGGATTTAGGATTTAATGATGGCAACGCTGTTAAATATATTTGCCGACACCGATTTAAACAGAATGCCGTACAAGATATCGAGAAGGCGATTTGGTACCTACAGAGGCACCTAGAGAACATAAAAAAGGAAGAAAGTTGAAAGAGACATTATCATTTGATGATGTGCTGTTAGTCCCACAGCACAGCGATATCAAAAGCAGAACAGAGGTGGACATATCGAGCGATCTAGGCAACGGTCTTAAGTTTAGATTGCCGGTAATTTCTAGCCCCATGGATACTATCACTGGATATAAGATGGCGACCCGAATGGGGGAAGCAGGTGGTATTGGGATCCTTCACAGGTACAATACGATAGACCAGCAGTGTCAAACTATTGATAAAGTAGAGACTGAAATTAAGGCAGCGGCCATTGGCATGACTGGTGATTGTATTGAAAGGGCCAGAAACCTAGTCGACTACAGCAAGGTAAAAGTGATTTGTGTTGACGTCGCGCATGGGCACCATGTCATGATGGAAAGGTGCTTGAAGACGCTTAAAGACGACTTTGGAGACAGTGTTCACATTATGGCTGGCAACGTGGCTACGCTAGAAGCATTTGATGCCTTGGCTAGATGGGGCGCAGATTCTATTCGGGTTGGGATAGGAGGAGGCAGTATTTGTTCCACGAGGCTTGTCAGTGGACACGGGGTGCCAACCTTCCAAAGTATATTGGACTGTGCCAGATCTGAACACGATGTAAAGATAATTGCTGATGGCGGTATCAAAACAACTGGTGATATGGTGAAGGCAATCGCAGCAGGGGCAGACTTTGTAATGATCGGTTCCATGCTAGCAGGAACTTCCGAGACCCCTGGACAAGTATTCAAGAGCGCGGAAGGCAAGCAATACAAAGTCTATAGAGGCATGGCCTCTTCTGAAGCTCAAAATAAGTGGAGGGGCAAATCGTCCACACCGGAGGGAGTATCTACTACGGTCCCATACAAAGGAAAAGTATCGCACATTCTAAGAGATATAGAGGGTGGTATAAAGAGTGGCTTTTCTTACTCTGGGTCTCGGAGTCTTAAAGAGTTCCAGACGAAAGCCTCGCTCGTTAGACAGACGCCAGCAGGACAACATGAGAGCTTTACTCATATCTTAACGAGGAAATAACATGAGTGAAGAAAAAAAGTATTTAAACAAAACTCGCAAAGGCGATGACAGAGATTGGGTCAGAGGTCGCATGAATCCTGACGCCAGGTTAAGGGATCCTACGATACCAGCGGCAAATGAAAGAAAAAAGATTATGTTTTATGACACTGCCAAAAGAAGAACCGACTTAAATATTAAACTTAAGTATGACAACCTGAAGCAGTCTGAGTTCTTCAGAATGATGATAACAGGGTATTTAGATTGTGATCCACATATTCTATCTTTTGTTGAAGAGTACAAAGAAGAGATGGAAATACATAATGTCGCCAAGAGGCGTAAGTCCAAGGCGCTACGTAAAAAGTCGGAGGAGACAAAGAAAAACTTTTCTCTGGATGACAGTGACATAGAAGATCTCTTCGACATCATCGCAGAGGAGCACCCAGACCTATGAGAGAAAAAAGATATGACAAGTTTAAATTTCCAAAAAAGAAAACGTCAACTTTAAGAGAATGTACAAAACTTTGTATTAAAAATAATGTTTCATGTCCTAAAGAAAATTCTGATTGTCGGCATTGGATAGATTATGAAGATGATCACAACTGTGTTTTGCGGGCTATAGACAAGTGCATTTATAATGAGAACAGAGCGCTTACTCTCCAGGAAGTTGGGGAAAGATTAAAATTAAGTTTTGTTAGGATAAAGCAGATAGAAACAAAAGCATTGCAAAAGATGCATGAAGCTCTAGAATAATATTTAGAATTTACAGAGTTAGCATACTATTTACCTGTGCAAGTCTTTAATGGGCACTAGGAGTACTAAAATGAAAAAGACATTAAATGAATCAACTATTCGCAAGTTTATGAAGCTAGCAAATATCGAAGGACTATCTGAGAACTTTGTAGAGAAGAACGTCGATGAGGGTCACTGTAGTAAGAGAGATGATGAGGACATGATGGAAGGGGCCGCTGAAGAAGAGGAGACTCTCGAAGAGGAGGAGACTCTTGAAGAAGAGGACGTCACAGAGGGAGACATGGGCGCTTCGTACAAGAGAGACGAAGACGATGTGATGGAAGAGGACGAAATGGACCTGGAAGATGCCCCTCCGGAAGGAGATGAGATGGGTGACGTTGCGCCTGAGACGGTTGAGGCCATCGTAGACGCAATCGCCGACGCACTGGAGTCGGTCACAGGTGTCGAGATTAATGTCGATTCTACCGGAGGAGGTGAAGAGGTAGAGATGGACGCAGAACTCGACACAGGCGACGAGTCCGGCGAGGAAGAGCTTATGGATACAGCGGACGACGCAGTAGAGATGAGTTCGGACGAGGATGCTCTTGAGGAAGGCTGGGACGAGATTGCAGAGGCTCTTGAAGAAGCCGATGTTTCTCTGGACGAAGAGCTTAACCAAGAAGAGTTCCTCAATGAGGTAACAAAGAGAGTCGCGAAGAGACTCTTAAACCTTAGTAAAAAGGCATAACAATCATCCTAGTGCGTGAGTAGAAGGGAGACTTCGGTCTCCCTTCCTTTTATAAGGCGGAGAAAGTGTTAGCAGAAAATGAAGTTATTAACAGTGCGATATGGTTTTTCTTAGGAGCCTTTTTGTACTCGACTATTAGTTCTATTTTCTTTGCTGCTCGCTCTCTCCTATTGGTAGAAGAAACTATTATTAATTGTCTTAACGTCGTATGCTACAGCGACAAGTCATACGAAACATTATTGAAAATTAAGTATGATCTAATGAAAGAGGGCAAATCTCAGGAACAACTCTATCAGGAGATGAAGGCGGACGAGCTAGTTAGGGACACTTGGCGGCATATGTCCATCTACGGAATAATAAATTCGTGCCCAAAGAATTTTAGGGCAGCAGTTAAGTTTCGTGATTGGAGAACTGCCATGAAGTATCTTAGAAAACACCAGAAGGAAGTCACATGAAGTTCGACAAGTCGGAAGAGGAAAAAGCAGAACAAGAGGCCGCAGAACAATTGCTCGCTTCTTTGTTAGCAAGCGGAGGTCGATCCAGCGAAGAGGTCAGGCTTCGAGTTGCGGCCCTCTATGGCGACATAACGCAGGAAAAATGTAGCGATGCCATCTATAATCTTTTATATTTAAAAGAATCTGGAAAGGCAACAATGCCGGACCCCAATGGTAGCAAGACAGTTTACGTTAGTTATGAACCGGTAGACTTTTATATTTCAACCTGGGGAGGTTCCGTTGTTGATATGTTCGCTGTTTACGACGTCATGAAGATGATGCAGAGAGAATGTAATGTATGCACCTTTGGGTTTGGCAAGGTTATGTCGGCAGGTGTTGTGCTGTTAGCAGGCGGGACTAAAGGCGAGCGCTACATAGGAGCCAATTGCAGGCTAATGATCCATGGAGTTTCATCAGGCCAGCAGGGAAATATTGACGAATTAAAAAATGAGTTAGCAGAGGCTAAGTGGGCACAGAAGCAATACATACAAGCACTCGCGAAAGATTCTAAAATGAGCCAAAAGCAAATTAGAGATCTTTTTGCGAAAAATACTAATATATATTTTAGTGCAAAGCAGGCAATTGAGTACGGAATTGCCGATCACATTATTTAGAGGTTAATAATGGTTTGGTTCAGTAAACTCTCCTATAATAAAAGGAGTTCTAAGAAACATGGGTGGAAGCCTTCTTGGTTTGGATTACAGGATTTTTGTCCCGAGTTGATTGAGAGGATCAAGCTCTTTCAGGTCGAGTGGGACCTGAAGCCTGATGGACTTGTTGGGCCACTCACATATAGGAGACTGTTCACTGCTAAAGAGGCAAAGAACAAATCAAAGAACTCCATCATCTGCAACGGAATGCAAGTGCCGATTGCCTGGGACAAGGTTAAGATCGATATAATGGACCGAGATTGCTATAAGAAGTCTACCAAGGCTCGTTATCCCAACATGGTTGTAACACACTGGGACGTTTGTCTATCGGCTGATTCCTGCAAGAGAGTGTTGGAGAAAAGAAACATCTCTACTCACTTTTGTATTGACAACGATGGGACTATAGTCCAGTTGGTTGACTGTAACGATGTGGCATGGCACGCTGGGATTAGAAGAGTTAACAATAACTCCATAGGTGTAGATCTCAGCAACGCTTACTATACTAGATATCAAAAAACTTATATCGATAGAGGTCATGGAGCGAGACCTATACTAGAAGATAGTATAGTCCACGGTAGAAAGCTGTCTCCTCATCTCGGTTTTTACCCTGTGCAGATTGAGGCGTATAAGGCTTTATTAGATGCGCTTCTATTCCACTATAAGATTGCAGAAGATTATCCCCGTGAGAAGTTTGAAGAATTAAAAACTACGGTTGATAAGGATGCAGCCAGGGGTAAGTTCAATGGGGTAGTGTGCCACTATCATGTGACGAAGAGAAAGATTGATACAGCAGGACTGAAGCTCGATGAAATTATTAATGATTTAAAAGAGTATCCTGTTGGTTCTAAGGACTAATTACATTGGGAGTTCATAATATGAAAATTACAAAACAACAACTTAAACAGATTATTAAAGAAGAGATTTCTAAGCTTGGGGAACAAAGCACTCGGCCTGATCGAGCTACACGGAGCCTTCGTCAAGACTATGACCTTTGGTTAGCAAAGCGTCCGAATGATGCGAACAAACCACCGATAGACAGCGCCGCACTATTTTTACTATTGTCCCAGCCCGGACATAAAATTCAAATTAAATACAACCCCGATCTCGGCAACGGCGATTTGGCGGACGAGATTGCGAGTTCTGGAAAACTGACAATGCTTGCCAAAGGGTTGGAGACGAACCGTGGGCCCTTGGACGCTAAGGAATTATACAGAAAACTTCGAGAGGAAGAAAAGAAATTGGCAGTCCGCCAGCATCAGGCAGCTTCCCAATGAAAATCACAAAACAACAACTCAGGCAGATTATTAAAGAAGAAACGAACCTTTTAGAGGCAGAGGGAAGTGCGGAGGAACTGATAAAAAGGCTTGTCAAGGTGCACAAGGATGTGGCTTCTGGAGAGGGTTCGGTCGGCGACGCGGAAGCTGAGAGGCAACTACGTGATCTTGCTGCGCGAGACGACGGGTTTAAATCTAAAGATATCGCAACAATAGCTAAAAGTATACTGGCAATCATGCCAGAAGTAGGAAAGCCTGATAAGTCGGGGCAACTATCAGGATTCTTGGGCCAGAGAATTGGCTACTTATACTCTGCTCTCAGGAGGGCACGATAAATGAAAATTAATAAATCAAGACTAAAACAAATTATTAAGGAAGAGTTAGCTAGACCTTCTAATGACAATGATGCGGAGAGCATAGACCCTCGTATCATGAGAGCAGTGAGAGATGAAAATAAGAAAGCATTTTTCAGCGACACACCACAGGATTTTCAGACCGTGCGGGCAGAAATGTTTGGATACAATATGATTGATCATACCAACCCGGCTAAAGTCAGGACTGCAACTAAGATGGCAGACCCAAAAGATGTTCTACTATTGGGTGTTACTCCCGAACACATCTACTTCAAGACAATGGATGATATATACTATCGCATGCCAAGACCAGGCGCTGCCCTGGAAGAAGAGCTTGGTGACGATCTCGGAGTAGGCGAAATCCCACATGAGTTCGTGTTAGATGATCTGGTCGACGCCGCCATCAAGCCCACCCTCATAACGGCCAGAAATATGTTACGCGCCGCTCGTGTAAATCCTAATGAGTGGCCTGATATGGAGGGGATGATTGAGGAGCCTCTTATGGATGCTCTTACTGAACTTGCAAAAGTAATCCACTTAACCATCAAACTAGAACAAAACGAAGAATAGTACTTGACAACCAAAACACAGTTGTTATATAGTACTCTCAACTAGTCCAAAAGCGAGGTAAGCGTGACTAAACACTATTCTTCAGGGAGAGCCCTGCATGAAAAACTTCTTGAGGGTATCAACGATCTTGCTGATAACGTTGCCTCTACCCTGGGACCAAGAGGACGGAATGTAATTCTACACAAAGAGGGCCATAGCCCTATAGTTACCAAGGATGGAGTTACCGTCGCAAACTTTATTAATTTTGATGACCCTATCAAGAATGTGGGTGCCGAGATAATCAAGCAGGCAGCAAGCAATACAAATGTTAGTGCTGGCGACGGCACAACTACTTCCACTGTATTGTCAAGAGCTATATTACAGGAAGCTCAGAAGTATCTAGTGGCGGGCTCTTCGCCGGTAGAACTAAAGAGGGGCATGGATAAGACGGTAGAAGCGATTGTAGGCAACATTAAGAGCCTATCTAAGCCGGTAGAAACACAAGACGATATCAGACACGTTGCGACTATCTCCGCTAACAACGATAAAACAATCGGAGATTTGATTACAATGGCGGTTGACCAGGCAGGAAAAGACGGAGCTATTTCTGTTGAAGATGGCAAATCTATGGAAACGACATTAGATGTCGTAGAAGGTTTTAGATTTGATTCCGGCTATTTTTCTAAATCGTTTATAACTAACCAGCGAAAGGCAGCGATAAAATATGACAGCCCTGTTATTCTTATAACCGACCATAAGATAGACAGTGTGGATTCTATCTACCCGGTCTTGGAACTGGCTGCGCGAGACGGGAGGCCTCTTGTCGTAGTCGCAGAAGAGGTTGAGGGACAAGCGCTGGCTGCGTTAATTATGAACTCTACACGCGGAACAATGAAAGTAGCGGCAGTAAAAGCCCCTTACTACGGAGAGGAGCGAAGAAATACCTTGAAAGACTTAAGTGTATCTGTAGGGGCGACGTTTATCTCAAGAGAATCGGGCCTGAAGCTGTCGGATGTTAAGTTAGATAACTTAGGCACTTGTGATAAGATAGAAGTTATTAAGAACCACACCACAGTGGTCGGAGGGCGTGGAGATATCGAGACAATAGAGGAAAAAATTGAATCCTTAAAAGAAGAAATAAAGCAAACGGAAGATATGAGAGAGTGTGAGAAGATCCAAGAAAGAATAACCCGACTGGCCAGTGGCGTAGCAATAATCCGTGTGGGTGGAGCGACAGAGGTTGAGATGATAGAGAAGAAGCACAGGATCGAAGACGCCCTAGAGGCCGTAAAATCGGCTCAAGAGGAAGGCATGGTCCCAGGAGGAGGAGTCACGCTATTACGAGCAGCCCAAGAAATAGATCATGTGGAGTTTGATAACGATGACCAGAGGTTGGGCAAACAAATTATATTAAGTGCAATAGAGGCGCCTCTACGCCAGATGGCAATTAACTGTGGACTGTCTCCTGACCTTATTGTAGAAAAAGTGCTTGCATCTGAGGATAAAGAAGGTTATAATTTTGTAACTAACGAGATGACAGATCTATTTGAGGCAGGGGTCATAGACCCAGCCAAGGTTACAAGAACCGCACTACAAAATGCGACCTCGGTGTCATCGACATTAGTAACAACTAATTATGCGGTAGTAGGGCAATAGCACTATTTAGAAACAGATAGGGATGAATACTTTGGAAGGCTTGGACGTTAATCAAATACACCGGGATCTGGTTGATCTTAATGGTAAGATACAGAGGATGGTGGATGTTATAGAAGTGGTGAAAGACCGCCAAGAAGATATGGCGACTGATATAACGCAAATAAAAGCCGCTGTCTATCACCCTGACGAAGGAATTTATGCCAGATTGAGAGAACTTGAGGGCTGGAAACAAACTTCATCAAAGATTATGTGGATTTTTGCTACTTCTCTGATTGGTTTGGTTACGGCTGCATTATTGAGCGGAGTCATGAGAGGTTAGATTGAAGCTTAAGATTGAAAGAACTATAAACTTAGAAGACGCTCCGAGCGAGGCGAAGCAGACACTCTTTTCCGCTATAGATCAAGCAATACATGTCCATACTTTAGTGGAATCTCTTGCAAAGGAAGCGGATAAAGAAGTTTTAAACACACAAGCATTGCATGAGAGAATCCATAATGTTCGAGAAGCTCTTTTCGAAGTAGACTTGACCCTATCTGATGCTGATGCGATTTTGATAAATTATCAATCTGCCAAGGCAGAAGTAGCTGTACAAGAAAAGAACCTAGCAGAGCAAGAGGGATAGTGTGCTTAAACTTAAACAAGGTGATTTAGTTCATGTGCCATCTTCCGCTACCCTAATAAACAAATCTAACAAGCAGCCGACAACATATATGAGGTTGCGAGAGCCCAAGAAGCTCTTAGTAGTAGAAGAAAAAGATGCTGGCTCGGTCGGAGTAATTTATGATGGAGCAGTTTGGTATGTAGACGAGAGAGATGTTTATTTAACAGGAGATAACGATGAATAACTTTGTACCCATGACCCAGTTGTATGAGATTGCTACGGATTCGAGGTTCACAACTTTGGGAGGGCGAGAAAAGATAACAACGAGCAATAGGTATACTTTAAGGACGGTGTATGTAAACGCGGCACATGTTCTAACTCTCAAAGAGGCTACTAAAGAAAAAGAGAAGCTTGAAAAAGGCCTCTTGCCGGAGGGCCTAAGAAAGGAACAGGAATTTACCAGGATCCAGCTAAGCACCGCTTCAAATTATGGTTCCCTGAGCATGATTGTTGTGGGGCCAATTAGTGCTATAGCAGCTAAGCTTTCCGGGGAAAACAATGCATGAAAAGACGAGTGCATATTCCATGGAACTTAGCAGAATAAAAAAAATAGCTAGAGACTGTGAACGTAATATGTCTATGCATTCAAACAATCTCTTATATTTTCTTCAAGAGGAACAAGAAAATATATACGTTATTTCTCTTTTAACTGAGGCTTATTCTATAAGCTCAAAGCTCTTTCTTGAATTAAACTATATTATGGAAGAGGCTAGCGACATTGAAGAGAAGGATGGAAAAATAATAGTGCCTTTAGAAGATAAAACGATGGCGTTTATCCAGACAGCCTTGATTGCCAGCGTGCACGTTTCAAGAGACTTAACCAATATAGTAAGAATGTCTGCTCTAGAGGTATAGAATGATTTATGGGATATTATATTTTGTGTTGGGTAATGTCATTGCCTGGTTCCAGTTTAATTCTCAGTTTGTTTGGCCTTGGTGGAAAGAGCGGCCTGTATTGGCGCAGGTTATTTTTGCTATCCCGATGGGCTTATGTTTTTGGCACGCTGCCAAGAATATCGTTGAAGATGGAGGGCAACTGTGGACTTCAAAACTTGTTGGCTTTGGCGTAAGTAATTTAGTTTTTTCTATCTTAACGTATGCCATGATGAAAGAAAGTATGTTTACTTTTAAGACCATCACTTGCCTTATACTTGGTCTGATTATAATGTTTATACAAATTTATTTTAAATAACCCTTGACTTCTAAAATTATGTGAGTACTATGCTATTGCCCGCTGGGCAGCACATCAAAAAAGGAGAATATGATGGTTAAAATTAATACTTATAGTCAAGTTCCGGCTGTTTTTGATTCACTACTCGACGGATTTCTAACCTCCGGCATCGTAGATGATTTCATTGACAGATCAACTAAGAGGAAAACAACTCCACGAGTACGAACGTCGGAGAATAGCGAAGCTTACGTGGTTTCACTTGCGGCACCGGGGGTTAGCAAAGAGAATTTCAATGTGACTCTAAACGGACGCATGCTGACTCTAGAATATAACCAAGGAGAGGAAAAGCCGATGTTCTTTGACCACTCTTTCTTTCGCAAAACCTGGACCGCTCCCGTGGGCACCAAGCCTGGAGACATTAGTGCGGAGTATACGGATGGAGTGTTGAGTGTCATCATAAAGAAGACTGCGGAGCCGCCGGAAAAGGCCGAGGTTATAGACATCATTTAGTGAACTAATGTTGTTTTTGTTTGAAGGGAGAAATGTTTTTTAATATTTCTCCCTTTTTTTATTGCATTACAAAATTATAAATCATATTTATTATTGAGCGGTTACGCGCTCTTCTTGCGGAACGGGAGTAGTTTATCGATGTCCACGAAAGTGAAGGCAAAATATTTATCACTTTTTTTATCGATTAACTTGCTAATATACTTCCTAATTCAAAACCATGTAACTAGAAATGAGTATGACCTCATGACAGAACTGGACCATGCGATACCCTTTATGCCGGAGTATATTTGGGTGTACCACAGCATCGTTCCAGTTATCGGCGCGGCGGCTATTCTGCTATTGAAGTCTAGAAGGGCCTTCTTCACGACTCTTTGGTCTTTTATTTTGGCAACCGTAGTTCTAAATTTTTTCTACTTATATTTCCCTTCCTTTTATCCTCGTGGGGAGCTTGAGCCAACTACCATATCAGAAATTGTGGTGGAAGTAACAAGGAAAATCGATGGGGCTAACAACACTTTCCCCAGCGGGCATGTGTGTTTCGCGTGGCTCATGTATTGGGGCATATTCTTTTCGGAAGCGGCTAGAAATTTTAGAGGACTTAGATCCTTATTTTGTCTATGGGCTATTGGCATTTCTTTGTCGACTCTTGTTTTAAAGCAGCACTATATTATTGATGTAGGGTCGGGATTTGCACTGGCAACGATTAGCTTTTTTATGGTAAAAACAATTATAGAAAATCGTAAATTTTATGAAGAATAGTTATTTCTTAATAAGCAAGTTTCTATTTATTGTTGCACCTGGACATCATTAAATGAAGTTTAAAATTGTAAAAGACGAGTCGCTGCTAAGACAAAAATGTGCTAGCGCCGTAAACCTGGAAGACGCCATTGTTCTAGGAAAAGACATGCTGGCGTTTCTAGAGGAACACGCCAGCGGAGTTGGACTGGCCGCGAATCAAGTTGGCATAAACATTAGAGTTTGTGTGGTAAATGTGGACAAGCCATTGATTCTGGTAAACCCTATAATATTAAATAAGTTTAAAAAAATAAGCTTTCAAGAGGGATGCCTTTCTTTCCCTGGTGATTCGATAGTGACCGAAAGATATGGTAATATACAAGTCAAAGCAGACAACCACCCGCAGCCGCTGTACTTCTCAGAGGACAACATTCTAGAAACTGTGTGTGTACAACATGAGATAGACCATCTTGATGGAATATTAATGCATGATAGAAAAATAGATCTTGACAAAGACGACGAGCCTAGTTATGATAACGGTATATTCTAACTTAGGAGGGAAGAATGGCTGGGAAGAGTAAACAAAAGGTTGGCGCTGAGCCTAAGAAGACCACTATCGGCCACGGACGTAACCGCAAATGGGGAGCTAAAGGCGGAGGTGCAAACGGCTCAACTACTTCCAAGACCTACAAGAAAAAGTACAGAGGACAAGGCTAATGCCAGGTGACCAGCCGTACATAAGAATACCACTGCCGGAGCCACCGCCAGAATGGGAAAGGTATATCGAGGAACAAGAAAGAAAAAAGAAGAAGGATAGTGAAGAAATCGCCGCCCCGTCAGGCAGCACGACTGGGAGCGTTATAATAATCCAATTATGATTATATTTTTTAAAAAAGCAATCACGGTAGTTAAAGTCGTAGTCGCTGCATATAAAGGCAGGCCTGCCGACACCTTGAGACTTGCAGACACTCTAGTAGATACGAAGGAAAGAGAAAAAAGGGTACATACATATCCTTTTTGTGTCCATACGGAAGAAGAGGGGAAAATAGATTCATCATACTTCCGAGAACAAGATGCCGCTTTAGAAGAAATGAATGAGGCCCTGGGGCGCTCTAGGTGCGCGTGGATGAAGGAAAGGACTTGACCATGCCACACATGAGAATAATAGATACGCGTGATAAAAATCATCGAGACATGATAGTGGGCGAGCCTTGTACTGTAATAATAGACGGATACCCATACAAGGCGAAAATACTGACAGCTAGAGTTGGCGGTTGCGTGGTGAGCGTTGAGGGCGGCCACAGGCACCTGATACCGTGGAGCCAGATCAGAAGCATAACAAGGACTTACTAATGGGAAGCATGACAAGAAAAATTAGCCGCAACAAAGAGAAGCGTGCGAAAAAAGATCTGCAAAAAAAACTAGGCATGTTCGACAAGCTGCCAGATGAATGTCTTATATGCCAAAAGCCATTTGATAAAAAGTCAAAGGAAGAAGTAAAAAGCTGGTTTGTTGTGGTTAGAAAGGAGCAGAATAAAGTTAATCTTTACTGCCCTCCTTGCTGGGAGGAAGCACAAACAATGATAAAGAACATGGCAAACGACTTAAAGGAAGGTAAAGATGTCGTCTAAAGACACAATTTCATCCGGCGATACTCATCATCTATTCCAAGATGTTTCTGATGGGGAGAGTGTATTCCTTGAAGTGGAGAACACGGACTTTGAGGTAGACCCGGACAGAGTGGCAGTAAAAATTCCCCTTGACATATGGAATCAGATGGTACAAGATTACCACATCAAACACAGTCGCCCCTATCTAGATGGAGACGGGCAACTGGAACTAGATTTCTAATAGGAATTAAAATGCAAATCGATTTATACGGCGATGGCGTCGGCAAGGTCGAGCTTGTCCAAAGCATGGGCACTGATCTAACAATAGTCAACAGTGCTCGTGTTTCTTTTGGTAAAGAGAAGGAAGCGCTCGACGACAGAGATGAAAAGCTAATAAAATATTTAGTAAAGCATCGCCATACATCTACTTTTGAGCACAACCTAGTTACATTTAGGTTTAAGGTGCCCCTGTTCATTCGCTCACAACATCATAGGCATCGAACTTGGTCTTATAATGAGATTAGTAGAAGATATACGAGCTTTGATCTGGAGTTTTATGAGCCAAACGTGTTCAGAGTACAGCACTCGTCCAACAGACAAGCAAGCTCTGACACACTCGTATGTCCACTCATAACGGTTAAAGATTCTGCAAGTCCACAACCGGCAGATAAACTTTTAAAAGAGCACCACGAAAAATCTCTTGACCTCTACGAAAGAATGCTAAACGCAGGGATTTGTAGAGAACAGGCGAGAGGACTACTGCCACAAAATCTTTATACTGAATACTACGGAACAGTAAATTTAAGTAATCTATTAAAGTTTATTGATCTGCGTATTCACGAAGGGGCGCAGTGGGAAATCCAAAGGGTAGCTGAAGCCTGTTTAGATATAGCGACGGAGCTTTGGCCGATAGCTGTTCGATCTTATAGAGAAAATAAAGGAGTATAGACTTTTTTATTTATAGAATAAAAACATGCTTGCACAACGTTGCTAGCTGTGTTATGGTTTTGGTACGTCATTGAGCAACAAAGGAGCACAAGATGATCGCAGACATAATTGTAGACCTCCAGTACGGAGATTGTGGTAAGGGAAAAATTACACATCATCTGTGTAAAAATAATTATTATACTCATGTGCTACGCTACAATGGCGGCTGCAATGCAGGACACACGATTTACCACGAGGGTAAGAAGTTTATAACTCATCATATACCTGCCGGAGTATTCTTTGGAGTTAAATCAATTATTGGATCTGGCTGTGTTGT